CGCTTCAGAAAGATGACAGAGCATTCATCCGTTATGATGAGTATTCTAACACCTGGAACCAAGCATCACTAACTGATGCGTTTGCGACTGTTCCTTATCACGCTAAGGGCGATTCTTATTGGAAGGATGACTGGAGAACCTTCCACGTTAAAGCATCAGAAGATGCATTCATCCAGAACGTTTCTATCTTCGCTGTTGGTTTTGCTGATCACTTCCTAATGGAAAGTGGTGGTGATATGTCCATCACGAACTCAAACTCCAACTTTGGTAATACATCACTTCATGCTATTGGTTTCAAAGGTTTCGCCTTTAACCAAGATAAGGGTGGTTTCATTACTGACATCATTCCACCTGAAGCAGTTGATAGTGGTGCTGCTAATATCAAGAGAACTCAATACTATACTATTGATATTTCTGGAACAACTCAAGATACTAACAACTATACTAAATTATTCCTTGGTAGTGAAGACATTACCAGTCCACTAAATCGCCCTGCTGTATCTATTGGTGGGTATAGACTTGGTTCTAAGTCTGGAGAAAAACTATATGTTAAACTAGATCCAGCAGTTGCTGGTGGAACTGAAGAGTTTAACGCAACATTAGAACCAACTGGTTTTGTTAAGTATATTGCTGCTCCTCAAATTCTAAATCCATCTGGATTTGCTATCAATAACATCTATGCAGATGCTGCTAACTTAATTGAAAGCAACCGTAAGATGATCCAAGAGGAAGTCTTTGGATATATCATTGAAAAGTATCCAAGACTTCAGGATATTTCTTATGTTAATCCTGGAAGAGATCCTAATGCGAACCGTTATTTTGATGCTCGCAATCTAATTATTGCTAACAGACAGAATATTATTAATGAGACTATTGCTTCTTTGGGAGTCTTTAGTCCTAGTGGTTCTGCTGTTAGTTTTAACGATGTTGGCACTATTGTTGATGCTGTAGCAGAAGATTTAAGAGATGGTGGTAACTATAATACAGTTGCTGCTGTACAAGGATTCTTTGCTAATGACACAACACTTACTGGAGTATTAGCTGGTGAAGAAGAAAATCTACTTTGGGCATTTAGAAGAGCTCGTGATCTGTGTAAGCAAGCAGTAGCTAACTTGCTAAGTGTAAAAGCAAATCTATATGATCCTGTTCCTTTCGCAGACAGTCCTTATAATTTCTATAGTAATCTTCCATGTGGTAGTATTACTTCTGGTAAGACAGGATCTCAAGCAGAGAATGATGGAGACACCACGAATGGTGTAACCATTGACCTCGCAATTAAAGATGCTAAGAGATATAAGACCACATACAATTTAATTACACAAAACAAAGAGTATATCATTGATAATGCTCTTGCTGAAATTGCTGTTTACGATGAAGCTCCATTCTTCTCTTTCCCTGGAGATCCTGTTGAAACTGCTAAATCCAGATTTAAGACAGCATATCGTTTAGTTAGAAGAAACAAAGAGGATGCCCAAAACTATGCTATTGGTCAGGTCTCTACTTTATATCCATCGTTCGTCTTCCCTGGTGGACCTGATAAGTGTAAGAGAGATATTGGATATTTCATCGATGCTGTAGCGATGGATGTTTTCCTTGGTGGTAACTTATGGAGCAGAACGTTTATTGACAAATACTTTGATGGTACAGGTCAATGGATCACTGGTGGACTACAGGGTGAAGAACTACAAAGTATTGCCGCATACAATGCTGCTAGAGACTATCTACAAGATGCTGTATCTAACCAATTGAGTTCTGGATATCAAGACCTTACCGTTTCTACTGGTGAGTCGATATATGGAGATGGAAACGGTGATGTTTCTAATGTTGTTGCTACTGCTTGTGCTGATGTACAAAATGCCATTGCATCTCTAACATCAATTGTAACTCAATGTATTAGTGACGGTAATAATGATAGTATTACTAATTCAAATAACGCAAACTATGTTACTCCTACAGAAAGAGATTTACTGACAGGTGCGAGTAAGTGTAGAAGAGATATTGGACATATTGTTGACGCTATAAGACAAGATCTTTGGTTTGGTGGTAATGCCTATTCCATCGCGATGGCAAAGACATATTACAATCGCTTTGGTGGACCAATTAGTACTGGTCTTGCTGGAGAAGAATCACCATCTATCACAGCATTTAAGAGAGCTGCTGATGCTATCAACTTAGCAATCAACAACCAACTATACTACAAAGATTCTACGGTTACGCTTGATCAAGTAGGAGATCCTCCTATTGTATCCGATATGAATGCGGATGCTTATAATCTTGTTCTAGCAAATAAGAAGTTCATTGCGAAGCAAGCATATGAAACAATGAAGGAATCCTATCCTTCTTACACTCCTCAGGCAGATAATACTGAGCAAGACTGTTTAGATGATGTCTATAATGTCTTAGAAGAAGTCATGTATGACGTTAAGTTTGGCGGAAACGCTAAAACTTATGATTCTGCTGAGATTTACGTTACTAACGTAATGCCTTACTTTGGATTAAGTAAGCAGAGGAAGAATTTCACTCCTACCTCTGTATCTTATGATCCAGCAACTGGTCTTTCGGTATTTACTATTCCTGGTCATGATATGACAACAGGTGGATACATTAGAGTTGATACTGGAAGTGTCATCTTTACATGTGCCATGGATAACAACCAGACACAACACGCATCACCAAGTTCTGATGATCCTTATGCTGGTCAGTGGATGGAAATCACTACAGTAGATTCTTCTACAGTGACTGTTAATGTTGGTGCTTCTAGTGCTAACCAGAGTTTTAATCCAACCAACGCAGTATATAACTCCACGACTGGTGATATGGAAATCACCATTGGTAATCATTCATTGAGTGTTAGTGAAGGTGTTATTCTTGCTAACAATTCATTCACCTTTACTTGTGATCAAGATAGCAACCAGACTCAACACACCTATCCACGTCTTGGTCAAGATCCTTTGGCAGGTAAGTCCATTCCAATTACAGCAACAACAGCAACTACTATTACTGTTAATGTTGGTAATGCTGGATCTGCTGCTGGTGTTCCACATACATTCGTAAGTGCTGCTGCTGGTGCTGTACAACATAACCCACAATCTGCTCATACATTTGTTTCTGCGGCTAATAACTGTGTTAGTTATGGTGTTGCTGCGGCAACATTCCTAGATCCTGAGCGTGATGAGGCAGCTGCTGTATTTACTGCTGCTAAAAACCTTATTGCTGATGTTCTCAGAAACATATCCATTACTCCCAAACCTGCTAACTTAGAAACTCAGGTAATTGACAACAACATTGTTACTGATTGGGACACTCCTGCTTGTGCTGATGCTATTAACGCAACAACCAGTAATCTAGACACTATCATTCAAGCAATTGGAACAGATGTTGGTGTTGGAAATCTAATTGGTATTAGTAGAACTGCGCCAAACCAACCAAATACAAGTAGTGTTTTCCCACAACCAGGTGGATATGTAGCAGGTAATTGTTCTGATGTTGTATCTACTGTTAATACTTTAGTTGAAATTATTTGTGATACAACTGCTGCTGGTAATCTAGACAGTCTTCCTCCACTAGATCAAGGTGAGTGGGATTGTGCTAACGTTCGTGGATCTATTGAAACTCTATTTGATATTGCTGATGATGCTTTCTCTGTAACTTCACTAACAACTCTACCCGTTGTGACGAGAGGTGGATTTACTACAGATGCTGAACAATCTAAGTGTTATCGTGACGTTTCATATATTGTTGACGCTGTTGTTAATGACCTAAGACTAGGTGGTAACATTAACTCGGTACAGGCAGGTGAAGCATACTATGTTGGCAACAACCTAACTTACATCGATGGTGAGAAGACTGAAACTCTTGACGCATGGAACTATGTTGGTCAGGTAGCAACTGCTGCCATGAGAAACTTTGATGTTTGGGTTGAGGGTTGTAGTACAACTGCTGGCAGCGCGATTGTTGAAGTTAATGATACTCGCGGTATTATAATTGGTATGCGAGTAGCTGAGTATAATAGCAATAATATTGTTGATGGTCTTCTTACTCCTGGATCTCCTCAAGTTTCTTCTACAATTCAAGAGAACGCATTCGTTAAGAGAATTGTAAGTAGCACTGAAATTGAAATTGGAGTTCAAAATTCTAGACTTGATTTTGGTAATACTATCAACGCACAACAAACCAATACTAACGGACTTGGTTTATACTTTACTTTTGAAAAAGGTCAGTGGGCAGATACTTTACCTAAGACAGTAATTGTTGGACCAGCTGGTTCTGTTCCTACTCCTGATGTGCTGGTAGACACCACACCTGGTATTGAGTGTTCTGGAACTGCTGATGCTATCACCACTTTGATTGGTAACATTACTACTGTTATTAACAGTGGTGTGGGATCAGTTGACAGAGAAGAGCAAACTGCTAGTGTTTCACTCTTTGCGTCTAGAGCAACGGTATTTACAATCAATACTTCTGGTGTTGGTGCTTCTAATCCACATAACTTTGAAACTGGAACACCAGTTAGATTAGTCCCACGTCCACGTTTTGACGTTGCTTCTGGTAAATATGTTGAAGTAGATAAGCGTCTCGTCAGACTACCTAATGGTTTTGAGACTAACAAAACTTACTATGTAATTGCTCCTGGCAGAAGAACATCACCAGAAGATTATTCTACCACTACATTCTTTAACGGTAGTGATCAGACTAAACTGATGCTAGCAACTTCTAGAGAGAATGCTGCAACAGGTATTTACATCTATGCTTCTGAATCTGAGTCTATCGATGCTAATGTTGAAATTGATATCTATCAGTTCGTCCTTGACGAGAAGTATGACCTACACACATACAAGGCTAAGTTAACTAATACTGTTAACGCTGGTATTGAAACTGAAGTATCGCATATCTTTGACGTTCCATTCTCTTCTGTAACACCACATGAGGTATTCATTAGAGCATTTGATGGAGAAGTTCTTCCAGATGTTTCTACAACGTATGCTAATGATAGCGACGTAGCAGTAACTGATGTATCAGATGCTAACTTTGGTAAGATTAATCCCAACAAGTCATTCTTTGCTCGCTATCAGAATGATCGAGTCTTTACGATTCACAAGACTCATGCTGATGCTATTAATAATGTATTCCCAATTACATTTACATCAGGTCAGAGTGCTGGGTTTAGAATCTTCTCGAACAAGCGCAGAAGTCCTGTAAAATATGATCCTGGATTTGGTAATGGTCTTGTCACTACCGGTAAGTGGTTCGTTAACTGTAAGGATGAAGGATCATCTACTATTGATCAGGCAATTAGAGACGAAAATATTTTCTGGAGAATTAAGCAGCAAGATCTATCAGATCGTCCAAGATCTACAGATATGTGGTTCACTCGTCTAGAAGATGAGCGTGAAGCAAATGACAGAACATATAAACTACGTTATGTTATTCCTAAGTATCTTGAGAACGCAAGAGATCCTATCAACGGATTTGTTATCAAGACAAGAACTGATGACACACGTAAGTTAGTACCACAAAAACTTCTTCTAAAACCTGTTGCTGGTACTGTATATGGTGCTCGTTTCAGGAATCCAGTTCAACCTGCTGAATTTATTGGATTTACTGATTCTGATTTTAGTACTGCTGGATTAAATACGGATTTCGCATATGATCCATATGCGAAAGATCAAACAGGACAAGGTATTGAATATCGTGCTTTTGCTAAGTTCTCTTCTGGTATCCAAGCAACTATCCAGTCTGGTCGTTATGTAGAAGATCAGTTAGATCCAACAATTAACTATCTTGAGTTAACTGTATTTGATCATGGTATCGATACACTCAACTTCTCTGGTCTACGAAACGAATCATTTACTACGGTTCAGATTAATGCACCTCAGGGTGGATCATTTGTAGTTAATAAAACTGCTAGCATTACCGCCAATCAAATTGAATGGACTGGAAACTCTTCTGGTCTTGCTAATATCCATGCCTATTACACAATTGGTGGACTACATTACCTAATTCTGAAAAATATTCGCGGCGGAAAATTAGAGTACTCAGAGTACACTAATACCAGATTCACTCAGGGTAGTGTTTTTGCTGACATGCTTAATGATCAGGATTTTGGAAAATCGCTACCTCTAAAAACACTAATCGCGAAAAAATATCCCCAGTATTATTACAAGCAAAACGGCGCTAACGTTTATACTATTACTCCTGGTGATCGCATTCAAGATGACGCTGGTATTGAATACTATGTTGAGAGTGTTGAAGATGCTGGAATTATCGAAGATACATTCTATGTCTTTAGTTATGAAACTCTACAGCGTAGAATTGCTGGTCAGCAAGACGGTATCTATTACTTAAGTTGCTTACGTGGTAATATTTCACCATTCCCAACTGGTGCTGGTGTTGCTGAAAACTTCAAGAAGTTTAACTTCTCGCAACCAGTCAGTGGTTTGTATCCTCTTAACTATAAGAACGATCCTCTTTGGTTCCAGAAAGCAGGCACATCAACACAAGAACTTAATCTTGCTTCTCAGTTGCTTGATCCTCCTGCTACAATTTCTGCTGCTGACAACTATGTTCATGGTCTTGTTACGACTAATGACTACAAAAACTCTGTAACAAAAGAACTAGTTCAGGATCTTGTATTACAACCAGCATTTGTAAATAACACATATTCTACTGGAAATAATCAACTCCAAGCACAAACTGGTAATGCAACTTCTGGTTCTGAAGATCGTAGAATTGCGATTTCTGGTGATAGCACGGTAGTCTCTGATCAACGTTACTATGTTGAACTTAGAAGACCTTCTATTGCTCGTGCTGGTAACCATACGTTTGAGTATCTTGGATTCGGTCCAGGAAACTACTCTACTGGTCTCCCTGCGCGTCAGGAGATCGTCTTATCACCTACTGAGGACTTCTACGCCCAAAGTAAGAAAGAGGACGCTGGTATTGTCTTCTACACAGGTCTAAACTCTAACGGTGATCTTTACATTGGTAACCGTAAGATTAATGCTATTACCGGTGAAGAGACATTCTTAGAAAGAGCAGTTCTTGCTGATAGTGAGGATGATAACGAGGATATCGGTAATCTGGTTACATCATTCGATACTCCTGTAACTTTCAACCAGAACATTACAGTTGTTGGTGGTGATGGTTCACAGCAGAATGTATTCCAGTCTCCTCTAATCGTTTCTGTTCAGGATAACGATCTAACTGAAGTAAGAGATTCTTTCACTGTTCGTTCTAACGTATCTAGTGTAGATCCTGTTACTTTAGACGAGCAAGATGAGACTTTAGATAGAACCAATTTCCAACCACCAAATTCTGGTGATGTTAGAATTAGTAAGAACAGAGTTGATGCTGCTGTATTTGGATTTAATGCAAGAGGAATGGGTCAGAAGTATCAAATTCAGACTCATATCACTTCTGGTGTTCCTTCTAATATCACACCAAACAACTCTGCTACAATCGCGTCTGGTGGTAGTAGATTACTTTCCTCTCAATTTGTGGATTATAGCGGCGTTGCTGCTAAACCTGGTGATATTCTTCTAAAAGGAAAGCAAGTTGGAAGAACTGGGTCTTTAGGTTGGGTTTATGCAAACTACTTCGCACAAATTCCCACTAACAATATCTTTAGTATTGAATTTGATGGCACAAATCTAGTTAAACTTACTTTCAAAGATGAGTTTGGTGTAGATGTTACTAATGCTGGTATCGGAATTACAAGTGGATCTCAAATTAGAGTTAGAAATTATTCTGATTCTAATCTTAACTCTACCTGGACAATCTTTAGTCCTAATGGTGATGCATTTAGTCCTACAAATAATTACGTACACTTCCAGATTTATACTAACGTTAATATCTCAACTCTTTCCTGGAGAGGAACTGGTGGTGTTACTGATGTTGCCCCTGGTGTGCCAGTACCATCAGTTGACTTCTCTAATTCTAACTGGAAGGAATATGGAGTAGTTGGCGGTGAAGTATTACGTGCGAATACAGAAGTAATTGGTGACTATAAACTAGGTATTAATACTATTGCTAGATCTGCTCATGATGATTGTTTAGACGCATTTAGTTCTGATCAAGTCCTACCAAGAGCTAACTTAGACATTGTTGGAACAACATTCGTCAGCGGTAAGAAAATTAATTCTTACTTAACTGAGTCTTCTATTATCAAGACTGAAACTAATGTTGACGATGCATTCTTAGTTGGTGGTGATAGTGACAATCCTAGTGATAATGCTACATTCAGAGTGATGACTACCAATAATGGTAGAGTCGGTATTAACACTGCTGTTAACGATACAATCAATCCTTACAAGAGTCTTGATAAGACATTTGTTGTCGTTGGTGATGCTAGGATTCACGAGAATCTAGAGATTACTGGTGATCTTGAAGTTAATGATGGTGATATTACAACTACAAACAATGCATTCAACTTCGTCAATCAAAATGCTAATATTCTAAATTGGGCTGGTGAGGGTCAGATTCTTAATCTGTTGAATAACACTAGTTCTAATCAGACAATTAATATTGCTAATTCCTCTGGTAATATTAATACACTTATTGGTGAGTCTGCTACAAATGGAACTCTTAAGGTTCTTAGAAATACTCAGTCAGCAGTATTAGATATTGCTACTGTTGCTAATGATGTAGCATCTACATGTAACATCACTTTGGGTGGAGCATGGGCAACACAGGCAGATACATCTTCTTTCGTTAAGATTGAAACATTCTACACTGGACTTGCTGGTAATCTTGAGATTGGTACTGGATATGGTGCTGGAACTAGCAGTTCTAGATTGTTTACGCAAACAAGAGTTGCTAACCTTTTTGATGGAGATCAAACCAATACAGTTAATCTTGCTACCAACGCAACTACATTTACTTTAGGTTCTACTGGTGGAACAACCACTATTAGAAACACATTGAATGTTCTTGCTTCTGCAATCGTTGAAGGTAATATCAGATTGGACGGTGGTTTAAACGCTGGTATTATTGAAGTTGTAAGAGGTAGATTTGGAACTAATATTGTTGGACACCAAGTTGGTGGAGTTGATAATCCAAACATTGACTTCTACAAATATCAGACTACCGGACGATACATTGATACTGCGGGTGTTTCTTCTTGGGGATCAAACACGTTCTTAGTTTCTGGGGGTCAAATTGCTGCTATTGACAACATTGTTAATAACGGATCGACAAGTAGAACACCTGGAACTTATAACTTCCTTGAGGGCACTTCTGATGGTGCTGGTATCGGAGCAAACTTTACAGTTCTTGTTCGATTTGATTTCACTATTGATATTACAATTGAAAGTCCTGGTGAAGGATATGCTAACGATGAAACAATCACCATTACTGATTCTCAGTTAGGTGGCGGTGGCGGTGGAGACCTTACGTTCCAAGTAAATGGAGTTAACTCTGTTGGTAATAACTACTATCTACCAATTACCACTCCTTCTATTACTGATTTCAAGGTTGGAGATTTAATCTTAGTTGATAGAGGAAGTTCTTTCTCTCCTGATAGTGTTGGTAGTGGAGCAAATATCGTAACTGGATTGAGAGATGAATCTCAAAGTGAAATTGTTCGTATTGTTGGTATCGCTAACGTTGCTAACCCATCTGATATAAACGGTTACAGATTAATTGTTAGCAGAGGACAAGAAGGAACAAATCTCGGCACCAATCATCCTGATGGTTGTTTACTTGCTAAACTTGATAAGCAATCAAATGCTTCTTACATTACTGGTTCTGACCTTAACAATGATGGTCAACTAGACGAACCATTATCCGGTATTGGAAATGGAACTGGCAATGTAAGAATTGGTATTGCTGAATTTGGTGGTACTTTAACTACTGCTGATCTTATCCGATTGTCGAAGTCTGAATTTGTTGCTATTGAAAGTTTGGTTTCAACTTCACCACAATCTCTAATTGTTAATGATGGTGGAGATCCTGCGGTTGATGTATTCAGAGTAGAATCTACAACTGGAGATACTATCATTCTAGGTGATGTTGGAGTTGGTGTTGGATTTAGTAAGTTTACTATTGATAGTGTTACTGGGGACACTACTGTTGCCGGAACTCTAACTACAGAAAATACACTAACGATTAATGGTTCTACGATTGTAAATCAGCAGTTCTTTACCATTACTGATGGTGGTGCTGGTGGTGTTCCTGCTAGAACAACTTTAGAAGTTGATACCGCAACTGGAGATCTAACGATCAACGGTGGTGACATGAACTTCTTTGGAACTGATGGCACTACTCCACGCTTGACATTTGATAACTCTTCTGGAGACTTCGCTGTATATGGTTCTTTCTCTGCTTTAGGAACGGGAGTATCTACATTTGGTGGATCACTTGACATCGATGGTGGAATCAACCTTGAGTTCCAGGAAGGGATTGGTAGAACGGCACTTGATTCTAAGTTTGAAATTACAAATACGGATGGTGATAGCATCTTCCAAGTTTCTGATAACGGATCATTAAAAATTGCCAAAATTGAAAATTATATCACTGATACTGGTGGTCGTAAGTGGGTGTATATTGGTGATACTGCAGAGACTTTAGACGCTAATGTTAATTACTTTGTTAATTGCACTGGTAATACTCTTTTGAGATTACCTCCCGATCCTCAAATGGGTGATATGGTTCGTATTATAGATATAAGTGGTAGTCTCACATATAATCAGACGATGATTGTTAGAGCATATGACAATACCAAAGTTCAAGGTGAAATATCGAATACTGGACAGTCACTAACGTCAGGTGTTCAATCGATTGAGTTTGCTGGATGGGGCGGTGGTGAATTAGTTGTTCAAACACCTAATGCTTCGTTTGGATTAGTTTATGCTGGAATATCTGCGCCTGGTGGTCAACCTGGTGTGCCTTCATCCCTTGCGGGTTGGTACTTAATGGACGTATAAGAAAATGCCTTTCTATCAAGAAACAAGAACCATGAAAGGTGCCGTTATTGGCACCATCATGCCATGGTCTGGACCTGTCAGTAATATACCAAAAGGTTGGATTATTTGTGATGGAACTCAACCACCAGCAAATGAGTATCCTTTACTTGTGCAAGCAATTGGGGATACTTATAATTCTGGAACGACTAATTTAGGAGGAGGATTTCCAGGATATACTGGTAATTTTACACTACCTAATTTAGTTGGTGGTAAAATGTTGATGGACATTGAACAATCTTATTTTGGATCATTAACTGCTGACAGAGATAATGATCCTGATGCTGGTAATTTAATTTCTCCATATATTGGACAAAATACTGATAATGGAGTGAATGCTGCTTGGAATAATGTATATACTGATGTAATTTTCACATTAAATGAGAGAACTGGATATTCTGGAAATGTTAGAGGTAACAATATTATAGATGGTGAAGGGGAAAAATCTATATTTATTGGTGGTAGAAAATTAGGACATACTCACGTCAGAGCACATGGTCATAGTGGAATTTATGAAACTGTAACTGGTGGTCTTGGTAGTGCTGGAACACAAACAAATCAAAGACCTGGATTAGGTGTTGTACCTTATGATAATATAACGGCAACATTTAATTATGCTGCTATTGATGAAGCGCCATCATTTTTTGGTAGTAGATTTGATGATGGTGTTGTTGACTCTGTTCGACTTGGACACGAAGGATTTAAAAAAGGTAATGTTGAGTTAGCTGGAGGGGGCAACTGGGGATCTTTTGGTAATTTTAGTGGATTTGGTAGTGGAGACCCAGGAAGAACTGTTATGAGAGTTAGTGGTGAAAATCCACCTATTAACTTATCACCACAAAGAGTTACTCAAACTTCTCTTGCTCAAGCTATTAATTATGATTATCCTGTTTTGGGCGGCAATGGAGCTAATTCGGTTCCTTTTGCGTCTGGTGGTGGTAATACTAATATTCCTGCAGGATTTACTAATTATTACGAAGATACGCCAGCTGCTGGAAACTATGGCACATTACTAAGTAATCCTGGATCTAGTTTTATTACTGATACTGGTGGTGGCGCACAAGCAAATGTTGATGCTCATGATCATGAACCAATTACAGTTCTATACGATCAAAATAGTTTAAAACCACAATCTACATTGGTTGCTGATGTCAATATTCCCGCTACCACCAATCTAGATAATGCTTCAAATGTTGCAGCACTACAGATTAGTATGAACACTAGTCAACCGTCTATGACATGTATATACATCATCCGAGCATACTAAAATGGCAAATTACACATACGAAAGATCAAAATATGGAGGATGTGTTGGTAGTATATTAGTGCATACTACTCCAGCAATTTCTTCATCTAACGACCCCACTACTGCCCAATTTAAAGAAAATATTCCAGCGGGGTATTTGAAGTGTGATGGATCTGTTTTATTGGCAAAAGATTTTTTGGCATTATCTAGAGTCGTTGGTGTTGGAGATCAGTGTAGATTTAAAAGAGAAATTTCACAGGTTAGAAACGCTGATCCTTCTATTAATGATTTGGGGCAGTTTCAATTGCCTGATTTGGGATCTAAGGTAATTATTGGTGGTAGAGGAACTGGAGCATATAATAATGATTTTGTAGACAGGGAAGATTTAAATGCTGCTACAACAAATAGAGTTGGACCACAAATTGAAGTTATCAGTAATTTTGGCAGTCAAATTAGCGCGAATTATATAGGATCTGCTCGTGTTACTGCCAGTGGGACACTCAATATGTTGGGCAATCCTAGATATAAATTAGACCGAAATACTTCTGAAACTGAATTAAATATTGAAAATTTTCAGGGACATCTTCATCGGGCAAATCAAACATATTTAAACTATAGTACTAGTCATCAAGTAGGTGGAGAAGGTGGTAAAGATAATGCGCTAAGATTAGCAAATAGTGGTGCTGGTAATCAAACTGATTTTACTTTTGAATCTGGTAGAGAATCTATTCATGACCACAGAGTTGAAAAACCAATAGCATATACTAGTAATTTTACTTATTCATATCCACAAAAAGATATTGATATGTCTGGAGTACTTGCTAGGGTTGACATTGATGTTAGTAATGACGAAAAATTAGATCAGTTGGTTACACCATTTATTCTTGTAGAATATATTATTAAGTTCTAAAAATGACCCAAGATTCTAGTTTTACAAGTAGATCTCCTAATAACCAAGGATTTAACGGCACATTTTATGAGCCTAATTGGTCTAATTTCATGAACACTTATAATATTGGGGGCAGGGATCCTGGTGGTTCTGGTGGGGGCATCAATAGAACATATTCTTGGACTATTACTTTTGCAAATTATGGCAGACAACGATTCTATGCTAATGTGGATGATAGTGGGGCGATTTATATTAATGGCAACTATGAAATGGGAATGGGTGGATTTGGGGGACAAAGTTTAGTCACTACCGCAAATTACTATGGTCCGGGTACATATACTCTTAGTGCTACATCTATTAACAGTGGTGGTGGACCTTGGGGTATTGCTATAGATTGGGTTGGATATATTCCACCCCCGCCTGTTCCTGGATGTACAGACTCTCGTGCTACAAACTATAATCCAAACGCAGATGTTGATAATGGAACTTGTGTATATCCAACGCCAAGTGTTACTTTAAATTTCAATCCTACTGCTATTAAGAGAGGACAAACATCTACATTATCTTGGTCAGTTAGTAATTCTACATCCAGAACTTTAACTGGTCAAGGTAATGTTGGAGCATCTGGTAGTTTGAACTATAGTCCTAATAATACTATTAGTCGTACTTTGTCTGCAACTTATTATAATATTACAAATAAGTCAGTCACAAAAACTTTAACGGTTTACATTCCTCCTATTTTTAGTATTTCTACTAATAAAACGGAAATGATGCTTGGCAGCACTGCCAATATTTCTTGGACTGTTAGTGGCGATGGTGGTGGATTAAATTGGACTCCTACTTTAACTTGGTTATCTGGTGGTCTTACTAATGGAAATTTGAATAGCAATTCAAATGTAACTCCATCAGATACTACAATATATACGGGTCGAGTTTCTGGTGTTGGTGGAACAGATACCGGTAGTGTAACTGTTGTTGTTTATCAACCAGTACAATTATCTGTAGATTCTCCAACCAATTTAGTATATAATAACCAGGGAACTATTGATGTTACCACAAAATATGCTACAGATTCTATAAAAATAACACCAACATATAATTATGATTTTGTTGGATCATCTACGGGTTCTGTAGTTAATTTGCCTGTTAATGACAGTGCTGAAATTGGTGGAACTCAATCTACTACAGCATATACTACAACAATACCTTATAATGATAGGGGACCACTAAGTGTTACATACGTAATTAGAGCAACAGGTAAATTAGGCAACTTCCAAGAAGAAGTAGTTACTATTCCAATTATTATTGATGATACTCCAGATAATCTAAATATTCCTGATAGCGAGGATTTGTTAAAAGATCAAACACCAGTTGTCTCACCAGCGGTGGAAGTTTTATCTGATTTGATTTTAATTGATGATATTGATATTAAAGTAGAGATTAAATCAAATTATCCTATTCAAGTTGATCTCAATCAAGATAATGATTGGACAAAAGTAAGGCAGATCTAAAATGGCAACCACTCAAACGTTTACATCTAGCACTACATATGCTATTCCTTCGGATGCTGCTAATGTTACATATATTATTCATGGTGGTAAAGGTGCTGTTGGTGGTCCATGTAATACTCGTGTTAACCGATCTTCTGGTGGTGCTGGTGCTAGAGGACAAAAAATATCTGGAACTTTAACTGGCGTTGCTGGTTCAACACTCACATTAACGATGGGTGGCAATGGATCGGGAGTTGGTGGAAATAGAGATACTGGTGGAAATGGTGCTGGTGGATATTGGAATGGTGGACGTGGTGGTAATAATAATTCCTCGGATAGTAGTAATGGATGGAATGCTGGTGGCGGCGGCGGTGGAGGTGGCGCTACTGCTATTCGTATTGGTGGTACTGTATTAGCTGGTGCTGGTGGAGGCGGTGGAGGAGCGTGTATTTGTTTTAGTACCAATGGCGCTGCTGACAATGGTCAGACATCTTCTGATATTAACACTAGTGGCGGATCTAATGGTGCTGCTGGACAGAATTCTGGTGGCGCTTGGAATGGCGGCGGTGGAGGCGCTGGTGGGGGATTTCCTGGTGGCACTACAGGATTGTTTGCTCCTGGATATGCCTACGTCAGTGGTAATGATGGTAGTGGATTTGGTGGTGCTGGTGGTGCTGGGTTGTACAATCCTTCATATCATAACAGTGCTTCTACTCTTGAAACTTCTAGTTCTAATAGTTCTTTTGTTACAATTTCATATGAGGATCAAATTGTCACAGAAGATTTTGATTGGACCACTAGATCTCCCCAAATTGATAATATTATAGGATCTCAGGGATCTGATCCAAATAACCAGTGGACTACTTTTTTAACTAATACTAACGTAGGTGGTTATGAACCTGAAGGCACTACCGTTACTAGATCAATTGAATGGAAAGTTGATTTTAACAATACTGGAAGACAAATATTTAATACAGCTGTAGATGATGATGCTGACGTATACATTGACAATGTATTGCAATTTTCACTTAACACTTATAACGCCAATACTTCTTTAACCACAGCAGACATTATTAGTGCTGGTGAACATACTATACGGATTGAACATGTTAATAATGGTGGTCCATATGGTGTAGCAATGGATTGGACTGGATATATTCCTCCAGTACCACCAACAGTAAGTCTAACTGCAACTGATTATAGCACCCCACCAAATAATATTACTAGCATTTACAAAGGTCAAAGTCTGAGGCTTACATACTCTGCCACTGGCGAGGGTATAACTTCCAATACTTTTACTGCAACTGCTAATGGAGTTGTAACTAATCCTATTCCTAGTGTTGGAAATAGTGGTGTATATTTTCCTGCTCCTACAGTAACAACAACTTATACGTATACGGCAACTAACCCATATGGAACTTCTACTACTTCTGTAACAGTTACTGTTCTAAATGATCTTCCAGTAGTATCTCTTACCTCAAATGATGCTAATAATACTATTTTGAGAGGAGAATCTGTAATACTTACTTGGTCTGCTACTGCAAATGTTGCTATTAGCAGCACTACAATGACTGGTGTTGCTAATCCTGGACTTAACGGTAGTGTAACAGTAAGTCCTACAACTACGACAACTTATACTTTTAGAGCAACTAATCCTTCTGGAACAACTACAACAACTATAACAATTGTTGTTAATATTCTTGCCCCGACAGTAAGTCTTTCTTCAGATGATCCCGATGATACAATTATTGTTGGTGATTCTGTAATTTTAACGTGGGCTGCGTCTGGTTTTGATATAACAAACACCACGATGACCGGTGTTACTAACCCTGGTAATCTTGGTAGTGTAGCAGTAAGTCCTACAACTACGACAACTTATACTTTTACAGCAACAAATTCTACAGGAACTTCGACTGCTAGTAGAACAATTACTGTTCCTGTCAAACCACAAATTGTAGTAACTGCTAATGCATCGTCTATAGTATCGGGTCAAAGTGTTAACATAAATTGGAATACAACTGGAGATGCAAATGTTGTTAATTGGACTTCAGGAACTCCGGGAATTACTAACAATTCAATAAATGGAACAGCAACAGTTTCTCCTACAAATTCTACACAATATTGTGCTATTGCTAGTGGACCTGGAGGAATTAGTGATACTCAATGTGTTGCGATAAATGTTACCCCTCCTCCTGGTCCAGCAACTGATTCAAATACAACATATACATCAGATGCTACTGTTATTATTCCATCTTATGCTATTAATGTTACCGCAGATATAGCAGCTGCTAGTGGTGGCAAGGGTGGTACAGATGCTAATGGTAGTGCTGGATCTGGAGGTTCTGGTAGAAGAGCACTTTTGACATTTAATGATTATACGGCAAGGACATTTACATTAAGGATAGGTTTTATAGGTGGATCTGGTTTTGGTTGTGTAGCAAATAGTGGAGCAGGATCAAGAGGAAGTTCTAATGTAGCTACCGGTGGATTTGGTGGCAGAAGTGGTCCCCAAGGATGCTCTGGTGGAGGAGGAGGCGGTGGCGGCGCTACTGCTGTATATGATTCCGTTAAAAATGGATATGTTGCTATAGCCGGAGGAGGTGGCGGCGGTGGTGGTGCTTCTTGGAATAGAAATGCTACTAATGGTGGTGCTGGCACCGGAATGTTTACTGGAAATATAAACAGTATTAGTGGTGGTTCTACTGGTTCATCATGTCCCACTGACGGTGGTGGGGGAGGTGGAGGAGGCGGAGGCGCATCTGGTGGTTCTGGTGGAGCCTTTGGACTTGACAACAATTATGGCGGACGTGGTGGTAATGGTGGACGGTCTGCTTATGATAGTAGTTATTGTTCTTTTACTAATAATACAGGAACATCTAATTTTGGAAATGGATTTGTTATAGTAAAATGGAACATAGGTGCTCCAACAATTGATAGTTTTACTATTAACCCTTCGCCTATCATTGCTGGAGAAAAAGCTACATTAACGTGGACATCTACAAATTCTCTTTTTGGTAGCATTAATAATGGCGTTAATGCAGTTAATGTTCCCAATGGTTCTATTGATGTTTATCCCCCAGACGATAGAACATATACATTAACTGTTACTGGTTATGGTGGATTGACTGATACTGCTACTGTATCCATCGTAGTTTACATTCCTCCTGTTATTATTATTTCTACCAATAAGATCGAAATGATGCTTGGTAGTGTGGCTAATCTTTCTTGGGTTACAACTGGAGATGCTGATAATATTGTATGGGTTTCTGGTGGAATAACTAATTCAAATCTTAGTAGTAATAGTAATGTCAGTCCTACAACCACTACATCATATGCCGCATATGTATCGGGACTTGGCGGAACTTCAGATGTATCTTCAGTTTCTGTTGTTGTTTATTATTTTCCAACAGTAGAAGTTGATTATCCAACAAATATTTTATATGGTCAACAAGGCAATATCGAAGTTACTACAAGATATGCTACTGAGTCTGTCACAATAACACCAACTTACACGTATGATTTTGTTGGATCTACTACAGCATCTGCTGCTAATTTATCTGTTAATGATAGTGCCGAATCTACTGGCATAGAAAATACGGATATTTACACTACGACAATACCGTACGATGATCGAGGACCATTGAGTGTTACATACGTAGTTAGAGCAACTGGTAAACTGGGAACGTTCCAAGAAGAAGTAATTACTATACCGATCATTATTGATGATACTCCTGATAATTTAAACATTCCCGAGAGTGTAGATTTAATAAAAGATCAACAACCCATTTATACTCCCCCTGATGTAGAAGTTTTAACTGATTTGCTTTTAATTGATGATGTTGACATTAAAGTAGAAGTTAAAAGTGATTACCCTATTCAAATTGATCTCAATCAACAAAATGAATGGTATGATATCAGACAAATTGGCACTCCTCCTTATGTTCAGGGAAGTTCGGTTGGTGGAAACTCTTTGCCTACTGAATCTGGTGTATATCTCATAAAACCAAATAGTGATCCTGTAAGTATTGATGAAGAATTTAATGTTAAATCAAGTAATATTACAGCAGTAGATTTTGCGAAGTTAGTTACTTGTGTATCTGTCATTGATGAAACAAATAATAGTTATTATAATAATCAATCAAATTTAAATAATGTGTGGGCAGGTAGTGCTATTATTGGTGGCGCTGTAAATAATCGTAGAGGATTTAGAACAGCATTCCCATACAGAACTTTCTATATCCTAGATCCACAAGCATCAGGGCAAGGTGGTATTGATGTGCCTACAGCATATCCAGCAGATCCTAACGCAATTGGACCAATTCGTGTTAATCGCGATGAAGGAAATGCTGGTAATAGATCTGATTGGTTTGCGATTTGTAATTTTGGTTCTTTGCCATATGGAACAATTGTTTCTATCTGGATTGATATTTCCGGTTCGATGAGACTCTCTACAGTTCAGGCATCATATAATTATTTCTTGACACGTTGTGCTAATGCTGGTATTGAAATTGTATTGAGTCTTAGTGCTGCTGGTGAGAGATATATTGAGGGTCATATTGTATATCTTCCTCCTAGTGCTAATTTTACTGTAAATAATACAACAAATATCGTTACAATTATTCAGGGGCAGTCCGTCACGTTAGACTGGGTTGCGTTTGGTGATCTTAATACTCTTAATATTGCTCCAGGAGTTTTATCAAACGCTACTACGTTCAGTAATTTTGTCAGTAGTGCTGTTGTATTTCCACAATCAAATACTACATATCTTCTAACAGCAACTGGTCCTGCAGGAAGTACAACACGACAAGTTACAGTTAATGTTTTAATTCCACCAACACTTCAGATAAGTGCTAATAAAACTACTATTATTGTTGGAACATGTGCCAATATCAGTTGGGGTTATACTGGAGATGCTTCCACTATTACGTGGACTACTGGAACTATAACTAATGGAAATTTGACTAGTTCATCACAAGTTTGTCCGACAGATACTACAACATATTGTGCTTTTTTAGATGGAGTTGCTGGACAATCGCCTGTAACATGTATCACAATTAATGTAAAACAAATTCCAACCGCATCTTTGACAGTTCCAAACGAAGTAGATTATGGAAATAATTTTAACATTCAATACAATACTCAATATGCTAACACTAGTATAAGTATTACTCCAACATATACTTATTTGAATGGTACAACAACAACAGGAACTTCTATTAATAGAACACCTGCTACTGGTGCTGAATTGGGAGATCCTGATTCACAAACTAAGGCAAATGGAACTGTTCCCATAACTGTTCCTTGGAGTAATTTTGGTCCTTCTCAAATTAGTTTTTCTATTGATGTTGTTGGTGAAGGCGGCACTGCTAATGATGTCAAACTTACCACAGTAAATATTGATCAGACACCAGACAATTTAAATATTCCAGATTCGGACGAATTACTTAAGGCTCAAGAACCAGTTTTCAGTCCAGAAGGAGATATTTTGTCTGAGTTGATTTTGATTGATGATATTGATGTTGATATTGAAATTAAAGCAAATTATCCTATTAAAGTTGACACAAATCAAGAGAATGATTATAAAGATGTTCGTCAACTATAACATCATAGATAAATACTAATACTGGGATACAATGTAAGAGGAATGACATTTTCATTTGCACCAAATGATGAACCACTTTACGTGTCCGAAGGCGATTACGTTCAGTTTAAATTTAAGGCACCTTCTTCTTGGGATACAACCCAAACAGTCACTCTTCAAATTGGTGACTTACTTCAATATTGGTTGATTATTACGATCAAGGAGGATTTCACTCCAGATCCATATCCCATGGAGGGATTTGAGGGTGCTGAAGTTGATACTTTGTATACATTTGCTGATGGTAGTAGACCAGGAGAATCAATTGTTGTTGTTAGTGGATTAACACCAACTACACAGGCAGCTGTAGGTATTTCATCTAATGTTCCTATACCTGGAGGAGCTCCTGTTACTGATTATGTTGCGATGCGTATTGATTACGATGGTAATGGAAGTTGGGATACTGGTTGGATTGATAATACTACTGCTGTAACAGTTGAGAACGGCGCAAGGATACAGGTAAGAGGAAGAACTTCTACTTTTTACACTCAAATTATGAAAGTTGTTCTGGAGATTGGAACAGCAACTGAATCATGGGATGTGCAAAATGAAGCTGTCCCAGGTAATTTTGCCACACCATTTCCAAATTTTACTGATTTAAATCCGGTAGAACCAGATACTATGATCTATAGTGAAGTTCTAACAGTACAAGGAATGAGTGAAGACGGTCCTATTAGTGTTAGTGGCACAGGTGAATATGCTTTATCTGTATCTGGTAATACTAGCACTAATGTTAATGGGTTTGATGTATTACTTGGTGCTGCTTGGTCCACTAGTGGAACTGTATCTAATGGAGATTACCTACAATTAAGAATTCCAAGTTCTAATGCTAACCTAACACCTGTATTTACAGATTTGTCTATTGCTGATACTGCAAACGGATCAACCTGGACAGTTACTACTGGTGTTGCTGATGATGATACACCTGGTAATTTTTCATTCCAAGATAAAACTGGTCAGTTAACCAATGTGTTAGTTGGATCGGATACGCAACCACCTGCTGGTATTACTGGATTGACAGCTGGTTTATCTGTTCCTGTTGAGGTAGTTTCTACGAATTCTAGTTTAGTTCGTGTGAAAGTTAATGCAGGATCTATTGGTGTATTTCCAACATCTGTGCAAAATGGTGATAAGTTAACAATTTATTTACAATCTAGTACTGCATTTAATACTCCTAAAACTTTACAGATTAAAGTAGGAGAACGTACTATATCTACATGGACTGTTATAACTGGTAGTGGACCAGATGGTGATGCAATATTTACTCCTCCACTTGATATAACTAATCAAGTTCCAAGCACATATGTGAGTAGTTCTCAAGTTACAATAAGTGACATCAATATACCGATTACTATTAGTGCTACAAACGGATGTTTAATCTCTATTGATTCTGATACTCCTGTTGTTGGTCCTAGAACTTTTGATCCTAATGTGAATACGTCATTCTCATTGACACTATTAACATCAGTAAATCTTAATACGGGGGCGTCTACGGTAGTTACAGTGGGCACAGGATCTTTGAACAATCCTTTTACTTGGACAGCGACAACTTATGCCTCAGCACCTCTACCACCAGATAATTTAGGTGTTTGGTATAGTAAGAAAATAGCAAAATTTGATGGTTATCCTATTGGCACTGTGATACCTATCCTTAAAGAAAATACAGTAGTTGGATACGGTGATTTGGACGGAGATTTGAGCTCTAGATATCCAGGATTTATTAAATGTGAAGGTCAAAGTTTAGACACTACTCAATATTTTATGTTATTTGATGTAATTCAATATACGTATGGTGGGTCTGGATCCAGTTTTAATATTCCTGACTATAGAAATAGAAGACTGTGTGGAACTGGTCAAGTTGATGCTAGTAGAGGTAATTCTACTTCACTACCAATTGATAGTGGTGGATCTATTCTTAGCGTTGGTGCTGAAGGTGGATATTGGTATTTCGATAAAATAGATGTTTTGGGTTCTCCACCACTAGAACAAATCCAGGGAACCGGAACTACTGGAGTAAATAGTGAATTTTTTACTTTAGGCACAGTGAGATTATCTGGTCTTGAAACAGTTACAGATGATATTACATTTTCTGTTGCTGGTCAAGTTAGTGGTATAATTGGTCCATTGGAAGATGTTGTGGTGAATGTTCCTTTACATGATCATGCATATGTTGCCGCTCTTCCTGATGGTGATGGTGGAGATCCATTAATTAAATGGGGTCCTCCTGCTGGTAGGGCTATGTTTGGTGGTAGCACTGGAAGAAGTACTTATAGAAATCAAGTTGGTAGTTCTGATGATATTGCTGGTAAATGGGCAGATTTTATTGGTGGTCTTGGAATTTTTGAAAATGAGATGAAATTGTATTATGGCAATGGTTTTAATTTGAAAGATTGGGCAGCTGCTAATTTGCCAACTAATTGGGAAGTTAATGTGAGTGTTCCAAGTGGAGCCACTGGTCAATCTGATTTTGGACCAGAGAATGATGATGATCAAGCAACAGTTGATTTTATGACCTGGTGGATATCTCCTGTTAGTGGTTTAGCAGGGGCATCGTTACAATCTACTGGTGGCGCTACCCAAAACGCAGCAGCTGCTGTTGTTGATACTGAAACATCTAGATTTACAATTGAGCAATATATTCCCACTAGTGGATTTACAAATGCACATGCTCACTTCCTCACAGAAGATATTGTTCAGAATGCTCAACTTGATTTTAGTTCCGGTAATAGTGGTGGTGCTGGCACCATTACAAGTGGACTAGGAAATGGCGTGACTCAACTTAACCTGGTATTTACCCAAGCAGATATTTTTATGGATATGACAGATGCTACGTTCAACTGGAATAGTAGTTTTGCTAAACCGGTTCCTAGTGTTGCAATGTCACCACAGATTCAAGTACCAATTATCAATCCATTCCATAAGACTAAATATATCATCAAAGCATATTAGAATGAAATTACCTGATTATAGACCGCATGAATTAATGCTTGACCCTAATATAACCAAAGTTGAATTTGATGATTTTATTGGTGTTTGGCCAAACTTTATGCCCCGTCCAGTGTGTGATGAACTACGTGAGTTCATTGACAATACCATTGAACAAGCATGTGTTATTAATCCAAGTTTAGATTTATCTCAAGTAGATAGTGCTGATCGTGTTATTAAATCGCAAGATTTATATGGCGGTGAGATGAACAGAAAAGATATGGCATTTATATTAAATTATGCCAACAGAGATTTGGTACTTAAGATCAATTCAATACTAAGATCATGTGTATTACACTACATCTCACAATATCAATCATTAACTAAAACTAGTTTAATTTCTTCTGACATCAAAATACAAAAAACACCTCCTGGTGGTGGGTATCATCTTTGGCATTATGAAGATTCTGATGAAGCACACTCTATGCGAGAAATAGTGTGGATGATATATCTAAATGATATGCCAGATGGTGAAGCAGAGACAGAATTTTTGTATCAAAGAAGAAGAATTAAACCAACGGCAGGCACGGTAGTTATCTGGCCAGCAGGATATACACATACACATAAAGGCAATACTGTTTTGACTGAAGATAAATATATTTTGACAGGATGGTACATTAAACGTAATTAACGACCCATGGAACAAAAAATAGCTCTTATTCAAGTTGATTTCGCAAACGATACCATACTAGAAGGTGGAAGTCCTGACTCAGGATTTACTTTGCTGCCTACCGAATATAATGGTAAGCGATATAAGATGGATGCTGAAATTAAAGAAAAATTCTTAAGCACATCAGTTGACGAATTTTGGCATACCGACAAAGATTTACTTGAGTTCTTTCAATACTTTAATGATGGAACATATTTCTGCCAAAGGAAAAGAGTAAAGTATGATTTTGCTACTGAAAGCAATTACTTGAAAACATATTCCTTTACCGGTGCTACAAATGAACAGGCAAAGGAATTATATGAATTAGTTAAAACATTCTTTGCGGTTGTAGTTGAGGTTAAAAACCTTAAAGTTGATACCTTAGTTGCTGGTGTTGATAAAGAAGTTGCTTTCTATGAGCAGCGTATGTATAAACTAAAAAGGCAGAAGCGTGAGATGCTAACTCTGTCTGATTGGAGAATTCTTCCTGATATTGAAGATACTTACGAAGGCGAAAAAGCAGAATGGATTAAGTGGAGAAAGTGGATTAGAGACAACTCTACACCTGCTCCAACAAATGCAGAATTTAATAACTCTGGATTGGAATATTTTAAGTATACATACAATCTTAAATTTCCAATCGACCCAGCAAAATATAGGAAACTGTATGTAGATGGAAAGTTGGATGATGGTGTAACAGATGCTCCTGCGTTTATGGATGCTGATGATACCAATCAATGGGTTAAGCATGACTCTCAAGCATCAACCGATTTCTTTAAGAATAGAGAGGTCAACATGTTCAACCTGGCACAAAGAGGAATTGCTCCTACTAAGAAAGTTACACAGAAAATCTTGGATATGATGAAAGAATTGAAGATTAATGAGGATGTTGAAGTAGATTGGGATAGATTCTTTGTCGATGAAAATGAACTATGATATGTGAGATTGATTTACTAAATGATGAGCAGATATCACATATCACACAATACTTCAAATACTTAACATTTGAAGATGGTACGAAAAGTAATCTAGATGCTAATAAGGTCTGTCAGACTGTGTTTGATGGACCTGGTAATTTAGATTTGAATATGTATTGTCGTGATATAATAGCAAACAAATTGCCATTCACTGCGTCAATAATATCACAGATATATTTTGTCAAGTATGATGTTGGGGGCATGTATGATAATCATTATGATGCTAATCCTTGTGGTGGTGTGAGATCAGATTATAGTATGACTTGTTTTCTTAATGATGATTATGATGGCGGTGAGTTAGTGATAGAGAATGAACGTAGTATTAAATTATCTAAAGGCAAAGCAGTAATATATCCAGGCAATTTACTTCATAGAGTAAATGAGGTAAAATGTGGTAGGAGAGATGTATTCGTATGTTGGATTGAAGTATGAATGATATTATACAATATGACAGGTTTTTTTCTTTTAATGTAGTAGAAAGAATTACATCTAAAATAAATGAACCACGATGGAGACATGGGCATGGATCACATGTAGATGAGAATAACAATTCTCTTGGCATACCATTTTGGCGTATGGATCTTTTAGATGACACATACTTTTCTGATTATCTTCTAAATATCATTAGGGAAAAAACCCAACAAGATTATGATTTGTATGATGTGTATGCTAATGGGCATACATTTGGTACTCAAGGAGAATTCCATGTTGATTGGTATGAACCAAACGGGAGAACCCTATTATATTATGCAAATTCTAACTGGAGACCAGAGTGGGGCGGGAAGACTATATTTCTTCTTGACAAAGAAGAATTATTTTATCAAAATCCTATACCAAACTCTGCTGTTCTTTTCCCCGGTAACACACCCCACATGGCAGAGGGAACATCTAGATTATTTTCTGGATTGAGAGTAACTATTGCTTGGAAACTAATACTAAAATGAACACATCCTACGACGCATTTTATCTTGATAATTTTATTGAGCGATATGCTACCTTGAAAGGTAAAGCTGTCTTGTATCTCAGATCAACAGGATGGAATAATAGTTCTGATGTTGATGCTAT